AGGAATCCCCGCTCTTAGCGGCCATGCGTCCTCAAGAAGTCTTTGATCTCGCCGATCTTTCCGATGGCGGCAGTGTGCTTCGCAATCACGTGGGCCTGCCGCTTGAGGAACTGATCATAGGAACGCTTGGCAACCGCCACGTCGCTATCGGGATAGGCCGGGAACGTGGTCGGGGAAACGTCGATCAGCGAATCGACCCGCTTGATCGTCCGCACGCTGCGGCCCTCTTCCATGCTCCACTCATCACCACCTGACGAGACTTGGAACGCGAAGGACGAGCCCTTCACGATTCCCGCCCGAATGTTCGCGGCGATGTCGCGGCCGTAGGTCGTGTCGGGCACCGGGAACTCGTACCGCAGGCCCACGTCGTCCACGGTCAGCCGCAGCGTCTCGGGGTAGCGGGCGAGGGGGAAGTTCGGGTCGTGGTTCCACAAGGCCCGCGTCTGGAGCGGCTTCTTGCGGCCGCGCCGCTCGGTGACAAGGCCGAACGCGCCGGGGTCGAGGCGTTCCACGAAGTCGCCCAGGTCGAGGGACAAGACGCCGAACTTGGCGGCGTACCCGACGATCCACTCGCGGGACTCGTTGCCGCCTTCATCACTCCGCGTCTCGACCGCGAGCAGCGGCGTGTCGGACTCGACTTCGTCAAGGATTAGGGATCGGCGTTCGATGTTCATTCTCTCGCTCCTGTTGTCGATTGCAATCAGTACACGACTCCGCCTTCTTCTGGCGGCTCGTCTTCAATCACAAACGTGCCTCCCAAGAAATCCACAACGCTAGACGCCGCCCAGCCGATCCGAGTGCCGTAGGCAGGCGAGTCATACGCCGCGTCGGCCGCCTCTACCATCGACTCAACCGCGGCTTTTAGTTGCGGCGAGATGCGGCCGGAGACGACGAAACGCGGCCCTGTCTCGGTGACGGACTCCGACAGTTCGATCACTGTTTCACCGGCAGTGATTACAGCCTTCACGCTCGGTCCTTTTTCTTTTGTCTCGACTCGTTCAATAACCGTCCCGTCATTATGCCAGTAGTGAAGGCAAACCATTCAGGGTCGGATTTCGCAAACGCCGCCGGGTCTTTCTTGAGCAACTCCACGCCCATCGAAATCACTTCGGTGCTGCCGCTTGTGTATCGCTTTCCGGTGTAGTGAGCCCGGTGCTCTGCTTCCTTGTCGTCATACCCGGCCGCAAGGTGCGCCTTCTTGAAATCGTCCGGTGCACCGCGCTCGTCGCTCTTGTAGCCGCGGCCAAACTTGCTGCGGAATGAGACCTCCTGCGATCCAGCCGTGCGTCGCGTCCTGAACTCTTGAGCCAACCGGGTGGCCTCCGGGTTGTACTCAACGCAGTGCCCGATCTCGTGGGCGATCACGCTTGGCGATTCGCGAGAGGATACGACGACCTCGGGAACTCCGGTAGGCTCAAACGTCTCTCTGTCAAAGCCGCCGCGTCTTGCGTAGGCCCGCACGTTGCCTCGCATCGAGAGCTTTGGCTGCAACGCCCCAGCATGGATAGCCGGATTGGTGTGCTCAAGCATGAAAGCGTAGGCGTCTGCCACTCTAGCCCTGGCTTCTGGGTCTCTGACCTTCTTGAGCCTGTCGGCGTGAGTCTTCTGGATCGTCGCCTTGGATGATTCGTAGATGGTCGCGAGGCCGTCTGTGCCTGCGATCTCCAGAATCTCCCGAGATATTTCTTGACGCAACACTTCGCGGCCTGCCTTGGCTCGCTGCTCCATTGTCGCATTGAGCTTTTCTTTTGCTGCCGCATAGGCCGCAACCTTTGCTTGATGCGCGACCGCGGCGGCTTCCATCTGCTTGTCGATCTTGGCTAGGGCTCGCTGCTTTGCTTTGTCGGTTGGGTTCTTTTCAGATTCCTCTTTCGCCCTGACGTAGGAAGAGTCGAGTGACGTGATCTTTTCCAGCGCCTTCTTTGTCGCGGCCGTTGCCTTTTCTAAATTCTTCGCCTCCGACTCGACCTTCTTTTGGAGCTTGGAGTCCACGGCGACCAGTTTCTTGACGATCGCGTCAGAAGACTTTGCCGGATCAAAGCCTTTTTTGCGACCGCCCTTGCGTGGCTTGTCGCCCGTTTTCTTCGCTGGCTTCGCGCCCTTTTTGCCGCCGCCGCCCTTATCGCCAGACTTGCCCTTGCCCTTATTCGATGGAGGGCATGAGTTGTCCGGCGGCGAAGCGCCTTTGCACCAAGCGCGGGATTCGCCGACTCCAGAAACAAGGATTATTTCGCCGGGCAAGATAGTTGCGTCCACTACGTTTTCCTCTTGTGGCCCTTCGTTTCTCGCGTGTAGATGCGAGCGGAAAACCCTGCCGGGATGGAATAGTCAAAGTCTGCGGGGAGGTTCGTTCGTGAGAACTCCGAGCCCGAAAAATACCACTTGTAGTACCTGTCCAAGTCCAACGCCTCGCCCCTCTTCACTCCAATCTCCGGCCTGTCCTTGTGGGAGATAAGCTCGACCTTTTCAACAACGTGTCTAGTGGCGCGTCGGACGACAACTTCGTGCTCGTCAAACTGCCCTTTGAATGACCCGACGGCCGTTAGGTCCAAAATGTCGGCAGCGGTTGATTGCTTGCTTACAAACACAGTGCCGGGCGTTTCTATAGTGCGGCCCTCATAAACCCCGCTTTCGCGTCCGTTGTTCACGAACGTAGCCCCGGCAAACTTCTGTGCTACGTTTTCTTCGCGCGAAAAGCTGTTGTCGCTCCCCCACTCAATCTCAACACCAGCGGCCTCCCCCACTGAAATCTTTCCCAGAAGTTCTTTTGGCATTTGCCGGTGATCGGCAATCCCGCGGTACGCGACGCCTTCGTACATCGGAGCCTTATCAAAGGCCGAATCAGCGGAGGCAATCCTTTTTGCCTCATCCTGCGTTCGATCCTCTGGTCGCTTGAGTTGCGCAGCCCTGACCTCCGCAGAAGTCTGCCCCCATCTCCCTACCACCGACCACTCGTCGCTTGAAAGAGATTCCTTGTAGGCTTTCGCCAGACTTCCGCGATCACTTGTCGATGCCGATGTTTTGGTTAGTAGTCCGCTAGAGCCCGCCGCGCCACCACCGCCCGCGCCGCACTTATTGCCGGGCTTGAATCCGCCCGCGCCGGTGCCGCAGTCGCGGCGGGTGCTGCCGCCTTTGCGAGTGGAGTTCTTGCTTTGCGACAACTTGCTCAACTGGTCAAGCGTGTCGGGAGTTCTTTTCGTCCAATCGGCGTTAGATAGGACAGCATCCAGTGCGATCATTTCCGCTTCCCCCCGGCGACGACCTTGCCTTTGATGACGCCGCCGAGGACGACAATCTCCTGCTCGGTGACACACCCCATGCCAGTGCTTGCCGTGCACAGCACGCGCGAAACGGGAACCTTCACGGTAACCAGCCCGCCGATGTCGGAACTCATGTCGTCGGCGAACATCTCTGCAGTCTTTCGGTTCATCGAAAAACTTGAAGCGGGCTGTAGCGAAATATCTTCGCTATCGGACGATTTGACAGCGCCTTGCTGACTTATAAATCCCCGGTGCAGCGTTAGTTCTTTGATACCCTGCTGCTCAAAGTAGTCCTGCGTTGCGTTGTATTTGGCGCGGATAACTTCCCTGACGGCGCTGCTGTTCGCGACGATTTCCTCAACGCCTTTCATTCGCGAGACTTCTGCGGGACCGAGCAAAGGGGACGCGTCGTACTTGCCTAGGTGCCCAACGTCAGCCTTGGCCAGTTCAGGGAATTCGTAGGCGAGTTCTTTTGCGATAGCCTTTTGAACCCCAACTGCAACTGGCTCGCTGTCTCCTGACGTGCTCGCCCAGGTGTCAACAATACCCCTGACTAGCGCGTGCCTTTTCTCGTACCCCGGGGAGGCGCCCTCCCTGTATCGCTCGTGATTGAATCCAGTGGCCGCTAGTAGCGTGTCCGGCACGCTACTCTCTTCCATCCCGACCTTGTCGAGCTTTTGCAGAAGCAGTTTTGCGACTTCCTTCTTGATCTCAGCTCTTTCGCGAACCTGTTCTGGATCGCTGCCTGTAGCCAAACTAAGAGCCTCCTTTGAGGCTCCACGGAATACCCGCTCAAGGTCTCTCTGCGATGGCTCGCCGGAATCGCTGCCCGCAGAAGATTCGCCACCACCACCCCCACCCTTATTCGTCCCGCAGGAATTGTCGATCCCGCCGCCTTCGCCCGTGGGGCAGAAACCGCGCCGCTCAATCACCGCCTGCACGGCCCGCAGAATGCGGACGCACCGCAGCACGGCGTCGGCGTCTCCCTGTCGCGTTGGGCGAAAGACGGCGATCACTTACGGCGGCTCCGCGACTTCGGCTTGTCCTCGCACTCGTCGCACGGCTCCGCGGGCGTGATCGTCTGCGGGCTGTCATCCACCCACACGTCAACGTCGATGCCAGCCGCCTGGGCCGCGTCGGCCTTGAGCGTGTCGCCACCCACGAGCAACACCTGAGAGAACGCCTCCGCGTAGTCGCCCAGCGCGTCCGTCACGGTCTGGCGGTCTTCCTCTGGGCGGCGGGAGATCATCACGACCGTGTTGCCTTCGGACACCGCCTTGCGGGCGAACTCACCCCACATCGTCGGGTCGGCCGCAAACGTGCGGTCGAAGTCGATGCTGATCGTCATGGCCCGCGACTCCACCGACTGCGAACGGGCCGCAGGGGCCGCGGCTGCAGGCGGCACGGGAGCCTGTGCGGGCTCCTCTTGTTTCACCACGACCCCTTGCAGGATCGTCTCGACACGGGCCGCAGACAGCACAGGGAACGCTGCAGCGATGATCGCCCTGGCGGCATCCACCGACAGCATCCCGTCGGTGATCTGCTTGACCACGGTTAGGAGCGACGAGACCTCCGCCGTCGTCAGGCTCGTCTCTGTCGGCTCGCCCGGCGTCGCGGGCACCACCGGCTCGCCAGACGCAGCGGCCAGCCCGCCCTCGACCGCCTGCCCGTCGATCCCGCTGCCCGGTTGCTGCTGGGCCAGCACGTCGCCTTCGGTGGGCTTCTCGCCCAGCGTGCCCATGTTCAGCGGGCGGTAACGCACGTCGCCGCCTTCGACCGGATCCATGTTCTCCAGTTCGCGGATGTCGTCGGTGTTCAAGACACCGATGTCCCACATGGCACGGTAGTAGGCCGACCGGCTCGAAGAGTCGCCGCGGAGCAAGCCCCGCACGTCGAACTCGATCAGATAGCGGTCGTCGTCCTCGATGAGGTCGCGCATGAACGCCGACTCAAACCGCCGCAGCCACGGCAGGATCGTGTGCTGCACGAACTCAATGTCAGCCTGGGCACTGCCCGCCCCAGACCCGAGCAGATGACCGGGCACCCGGAAGAGCCGGGCGATCTCGTCCAACTGGTAACGCCGCAGCTCCAAAAACTGCGCATCGGAATTGCTGGACTGCGGGATCTCGTAGGGCTTCAGGCCGCCCGTGAGCACGGCCGTGTTGTGGGAATTTCCCACGCCGCCGTGACGCCGGTCCCACTGCGACCGCAGCGCCTCGCGGGCCTCCGCGTTCAAGTTGCCGTCCGTCGAAAGTACAAACCCGGGGCGGGCACCGGCTGCGAAAAAGCGAGCCCCGTGCAACTCGCAAGCCCGGGCTAGTGCGATGGCATCCTTGCACTCCTCGACAATCGACATCCCGTTGATGCCGTCGTCAGAGGGGCCGCGAATCTGGAGGATCTGCTCGTTCGAGTAGACCGTCTCCGTGCCCTTGTCTTCGCGAAACTTGTAGCGAATCTTGCCGTTTTCGATCCGCTCGACCTTCATCCGGCTGGGATGGAGCGGCACGATCTGCCCGGCTTTCAATTCCGAAAACGCGTTGCCCCAGAGGCCGATGTGAAAGACGGCCTGCTCACGCCACTCGAAGCTCGTCTGCCACCCGTTCGGCTGGCTGTGCAGTTGGCGATAGAGCGGCAGCTCGCGGGCGACCCGCTTGCCACCCCCAGGCGTCCGCTCCAGCACGTGCAGCGGTAGGCTCGCCACCGTCTCGGCGATCACCCGCAGGCACGCGAACACCGCGGCAACCGAATGGGCATTGTTCGAGTCGATGCGGACGCCCGACGAACTCCGCGAGTCGCCGTCCTCATCCCACATGCGGGCCTCGCCGGGGAGCCAGAGGATGCGGTGTTCTTTGTTCTTGGCGATCATATGAAGAAGATTTCGGGGTTCTCGCTCGGTCGCTGCTCCGCACCCATCCACGCCGCGATGCCCTCGCAGCACGCGACGATTCCGTCGATCCGCTCAGTGGACTTGGCTTTGCTCGGGTAAATGTTTCCCTGCCGGTCTTCGGCGACAGCGCAGTTGCTCGCGTTCCACGAAAACACCGGATGCCCAGCGTGTCGCACGCGTCCTGCGAGCACGAGGTTCTCAAGCGCTTTCAGAGGGGCCGACATCGCGCGGCCTCCCTGTGGGTATCCCACCACGTCAACCCCGTCCCCTTGCAGCATATTGGCGAGCATCTGCCCGTTAAACTTCAGATCGACCGCAAGGCGACGCACGCCATGCCGCTGACAGATTTCAAGAATATCGCGGTGCAAAACCGTGTAGTCGGTCACGTTGCCGTCGGTCACTCGCACGTGCCCGTCGCGAATCCACCCGAGATAGTCAACCTTGTCCCGCTGGCTCCGCTCGACCGCGTTTGATTCTGGAATCCAGAAGAACGGCAGGATGTCGAGGGAGTTGTCTTCCGGGTCGGGGCAGACGAGCACCAGGGCGGTAAGGTCATAGGTGCTCGCCAGATCGAGCCCGGCATACACCGGCCGGTCGCCGAACTCCCGCAGCGGGTCGCCGCACGCAGCCCACGCATCGGGCTTGAAGAATCGCGTGTCTTGGGTCGTCCAAACATTGAGCCGGTATCGCAGGAACGAATTCAGCTTGGTCGGGCTTTGCTCCGCCTCGCGGGCGTCGGCCGCGAACGACTCCTCGGTGATCGTCTCGCCAAGCGACGGATTCGCCATCCGCCAGACCCGAGGCTCTTTCCACGTGCCGTCAGCCGCGCAATCCGGCGGGGCCGCGTAGATGCACCCGAAGAACGTCGGGTCGAACGCCGGATCCGCGATGCACTTTTCCGCGTAGGCGTGCTGCTCCCAGCAGATACTCTTGCGGTCGTAGCCCGCCGTCGTGATCGAGAGAATGAGCGGGGATCGTCTGGCCGCGCCGCCGTACCTTAG